ACCGAGTTCACCGGATGAGTGCATAACCCTTTATAACACAGCCGGAGGCGAGGCCCCTAATCCTAAACTACTTTTGGATTTTCCAGGTCTTCAAGTGAGGTCACGTGCCAATAGCTATGAAACGGCGTATGATAATCTTTTGAAAGTTTTTAACCTGTTAGTAGGTCGAGCTTCTTTTACTAAAAATACGACTCGATACACGGGAATAATCGCCTTGACTAATATTTTTCAAATAGGTCAAGATGAAAACGAGCGCAGAATACTAGCGGTGAACTTAAAACTATTTGTTGAGCCAAAAGAAAACGGTGTTTTACAACATAGAAAAGCTATATAATGCTTAGACAATGAAAGTTTTATTTGGTACACTTAAATTAAAAGAAGATGTGCTAACATTAAAAAAACGGAGGTAAAAAATGGCAGGTCAAGCAGGATATAGTTATACTATTAGTGTCTCCACTTCGGAGGATGGTACATATTACGAAATTCTTTCACAGAATGGTTCTTTTAATCGTACAGCAGACGTGTTAGATGATACAGATACAGGGAACGCAGGGTATCACACAAGATTATTGGGTCTTTTAGACTCAGCTTGTAATGTGGAAGCTCATTGGTCGGATAGTGATAACGCTTTAAGTGCGATTGAAACAGCTTATGAAGGCCGTTCTGCATTATGGGTAAAGGTACTACCTGATGGGCAAGCCTCAAACGGTAAGAAATTTCCAGTTGTTGTGGAAAATATGAATATAAGTTTAGACGTTACAGGACTTGTAACGTATGCTATTTCATTTCAAGGCAATGGGGCTGTAATTGCTGATGATGCATAAGGGATAATATAAGATGTCAGGAACAGCGGGATATGGAGCAACGGTAAAAAAATCTGGGACATCAACTTCATTTACAGATGAGGGAATGTCAAACACTTCAGAAAACACTTGGCAAATTGATGACCAAGATAAAGAAGTTTTTGACCGTCATACGGTACCTACTTTTAAAGACAATACCGTGGTTATTGATTCTGCTGATATTCAAAGTATTGACTATCTTTATGGTCTGGTGACGTTCACAGGGTCTAAAAGTGGGCCTATTACCGTTTCAGGTGACTATATACCAATGACTGAAATAGTTGGGGCTAAGGATGTTTCATTAAATCGTACGTCAGCTATTTTGGACGATACAGATATATCAAATGAGGGATATCACACCAAAAAATCAGGTATCCATGATGCGTCCATTACACTGGGGCGTTGGGATGATATTTCACATGCTTTTACTGATGTGATTAATGCTCGAACATCTGTTGTTATTGAGGTAGCACCTAGTTCAAGTAAATCATATCGAGGGTGGTTTGTTGCGGAGTCATCGGCCCAAAACCTGGATTTAAACGCTCTCATAGATGAAAGTGTTTCCTTTCAGTTAGATGGTGACGACGAGCCAGGTAAAACATTTAGCAGGTCAGACGCTTGATAAATTGCTGGTATTGGCATAAACTAAGAGTATATTAGAGAGGAAAGAATTTATATGACAAAAAAAACAGCAAAAAATAAAATTCGTGAAGCGACCGTAGGGGCTAGAAAACGTTACAATTCTGAAAATGTAGAGTTCAACGGCGTTAATATTGAAGTAAGACAGTTAAGTATAGCAGATAGACGAGACTATTTAGATAAGACTATTGACACTCAAAACCAGCAAGCAGATATGTTAAAGTTGCAAGTCTATTCAATCATTGCAAGTTGTTATGTTCCTGGAACAAATGAAAAGATTTTTGATGAAACGGACTACAGCGCTATTGCAAATAGCGTTACTGGAGGTTTTGCCGACCTTTGCTGGGAGGCTATTCAACGTTTAAGTAATTTCACAGTTGACGACGCAAAAAAAAATTAGAAACTGACTCTGAAAAACATATCCTGTTTCAACTAGCCGAAGTGCTAGGGTTGATGGTGTGTGACATCGAAGAAAAAATGCCTCCTGATGAGGTCGTTTATTGGATAGCGTATTTTGATCTAAAGCATGCTAAAATGAAGAAGGAAGCGGAAAAGGCTAAACAGCAAAATGGCAACCAAGTAAGATCAAAGAGGTACCGTTAAATGGCATTAAATTTAGGAAAAATATTTTATCAATTAGGTGTGCAAACATCCGGATTAAACCAGGCCAGTAAACACGTTAAAACGTTCCAGTCTCAGGCTAATCGTTCTTTTGATAGTGTTAACAACTCCGCTAACCTTTTAAAACAAACTATAGGCACAGTTATTACCGTTGAGACTTTACGAAGAGCCACAATGTTGGCAGATGAATACGCTCTATTAAAGGACCGTGTGAATGCCGTTGTAGGTGATGTAGATAAAGCCACGCTTACTTTTGCCAAACTTCAGAAAATATCAGCTAAGACAGGTGCGACACTCACCACTACAGCTGGTGGTTTTCAAAAACTTTCTTTTGCTAAAGAAACAGTGCGGGCTACTGATGAAGAGATGATAAAACTAACACAATCTTTCGCTGAATTGGGGCTAATATCAGGTACTAGCACACAGCTTTTAGATGCTGCTATGTTGCAATTCTCACAAGGTCTTGTAACGGGGACTTTTCAAGCACAGGAATTTCAAAGTGTTATGGAAAACGTTCCAGCTATTCTACCTGAAATTGCCGCTGGTATGGGTGTCACCACACAAGAAGTTATCAAGATGAAAAAAGAAGGTAGGTTATTATCTGAACAAGTGTTTAGGGCATTGGTGAACCGAGCCGATGAAATAACAAGCGCTGCGGCTGAAATGCCCATACGCTTATCAAGAGGTTTTGCACGTTTCACATTAGGAATACAGCAAAGTTTAGCTGGTTTAGATGAAACAAACGGCCTGACACTAAAACTAGGGCGTTTGTTTTTTGAAGCGGGGGAACAGATAGCCCGATTACCTATGTTTGTTGAAGCAATGACCAAGACCATTAGCGATATGGTGGGAGAAGGGGAACGTATATCTGGTATTGTTCGGGCCTTAACTTTAGCTACGACGGGGATGATAGCCTTTAGCGTTGCAACCAAGACAGCGAGCGTTGCTATGGCACTTCTGACAAAATTAAACCCGTTTATGATAATCGCTACAGCAATCATATATGTGATAGACCAAACAATAAGTTTTCAAAAAGCTATAGGAGTGACTATTGGATTTTTGAAAGGATTATTGGATTTTGGAAAGCAAACGTTTACATCCATAATTGAGCTTGTGTCACTGACCAGCCAAGCTATGAACGAACTGGCTACTTTTCAATTTGATGCGGCTAAAGCCACTGGGCAACGTATTAAAGACCTTGTTAAAAATGATAGTGCGGCCATAGCTCAAACGGTTATGAATGCTAAAAACCAAATACAAGGTATCTTAGATACAGAAGACTACAAAGTAGCTGATGAAGGCGGGCTATTAGGTAAAGTTTTTAATTTTGACCCTGCCCAATTGGATATTGTTAAGTCTTTTCAAGACAATATGGCTGAGGTTGAAATGGCACATAACGAGCGTATGGCTGCTATACGTGCTAAGGCCGCCAATGACCAGATTAAACAGGCTGAGGAAAAGTCATACTTACTGGTTAAAATCGAAGAATGGAAAAACAAGGCTATCACATCTTTTCAGATGAATGCTGGAAAAAAACAAACCGACAACGCAGGTAAAAATTTCCGAAATCAAATAGACCAAGCCGCCCAATATAGTAAAGAGTTTGCCGCCTTATCTAAAGCGTTAGCATTGTTTGATCTGGTAGTCAAAACACCTCAAGCTATCGGCAATGCTTTTACTTGGGGTACCTCAGTCGGTGGCCCTATTGTAGGAGCCGCTATGTCGGCAACAG